CCCGTTTAGGCCGCCCCCGCGCGGAGCCGGGTCTTTCCCCGACCCGACCAGCGAGGGAGTCCCGGCCCCGTGGGGCTGATCGAGCGCATCCAGGCCAGCCGTTCCGAGCAGCGTGTCATCGGCGGCGTACCCTGGCGTCCGTGGGACTCCCCGTTCTGGAAGTTCTCCCAGGGCGGCCCGGTCCACCCCACCCGCTCGTTCTACGGCCAGGACGAGGCGCTGGGCCTGCCCGCGCTGTACTCCGGCGCCCGGCTGCTGGCCGACGCGGTGGCCTCGCTGCCGATCAAGATCTACGCCCGGCAGGGCTCTGACGGCCAGGCCACCCGGTGGCGCGGGCCGTCGATCTTCGACCAGCCCTCCGTGACCGGCACGCCGTTCGACTGGCTGTTCACGGCCATGACCAGCCTCGTGCTCCAGGGCAACGCCTGGGGGTTCATCACCGGCCGGGACGGCTACGGCTTCCCCACCGGCATCGAGTGGATTCCCCCGGATGACGTCAACGTGCAGGACGACGAGATGCAGCCGTGGAACCCGATGCGGGCGCGGATCTACGTCTACGGCCGGCTGATGGACCGCTCGGAGCTGTTCCACATCAAGGCGTTCTCCGTGGCCGGCCGCACCGAGGGCATCTCCCTGCTGCGCGCGTTCGCGCTGACCATCCTGAGCGGGATCGAGGCCCAGCGGTACGGCACCGACTGGTACCGGGCCGGCGGTTTCCCGCCCGGCACCTTCCAGAACACCGAGATCGAGGTCGATGACGAGCAGGCCGAGGCCATCCGGTCCATGCTCACCGCGACCATCCGCAGGCGCGAGCCGCTGGTCTACGGGCGCGACTGGGACTACAAGCCGGTCACGGTGCCCCCGTCCGAGGCCCAGTTCATCGACGCCATGAGGATGAACGCCACCCAGATCGCCTCGGTTCTCGGCCTGCCCCCGGACCGCATCGGCGGTACCAGGGGTGATTCGCTTACGTATTCGACCGTGGAGCAGTCCACCCTCCAGGTGATCGAGTCCCTGCGTCCGTGGCTGGTCCGGCTGGAGCACGCGTTCTTCCAGCTCCTGCCCGCCAACCGCTACTGCCGGTTCGACAGCGACGCCCTGCTCAAGACGGATCTCAAGACCCGGACCGAGATCTACGCCCAGCAGCGGGCCATCGGCCTGCGGAGCACCGACGAGCTGCGCGACCTGGAAGACCTGGAGCCGCTGCCCGGCAAGGCCGGCGGGGAGAACATCCCGCTGGAGGTCATGGTGGCCATGTCCCGGTCGATCCGTGGCATCCCGAACTCCATGCTCGACACGATCACGCTGGAGATGGACCTGGCGGCCGACCGGCTGGAGAAGCTCCAGAAGGAAGGGCTCGCCCAGCCGACCATCCCAGGCCAGCCGGTTGTCCCCGGCCCGGAGCAGATGATCGGCGCCGTTATCGGATCGCAGCGGAAGTACGGCGCTGATCTGCGTGATGTGCGTGGTATAGCTGAGGCTTTCAACGGCCTCGGCATCGCGCTGCCTGAGCACGTGATCCAGGATCTCGCGCGGGAGTACGGGCGGTTCGCTCCCGGCAAGCACGACCGCAGCCTTGGCCGGTGGGGCCGCGTCGGCGGTGGCAGGGACGAGCCGGAGTTCGTGGGCGCGTGGATACCGGCGCCCAGGACCGTGGTGCTGAACGGTGTCAACGGCAGTAACGGAAATGGGGCTGGGCACTGATGTCCTCAGCAGGTAAGGAAGGGTTATCGGATGGCCGAACTAAACACTGCCGCCATCAATGACCTGCCCGATAGCGCATTCGCGTTCATCGAGCCGGGCGGCACCAAGGACCAGACCGGGAAGACGACACCGCGCAGCAAGCGCCACTTCCCCGTCCACGACGAGGCACACACCCGTAACGCACTGGCACGGGCTGGTAGCTCTCCGTTCGGGAAGCCCGCCATGGAGAAGATCCTGTCGGCGGCGCGCAAGTTCAAGATCGACGTGACCGGCGACCAGCGGGCCGCGTTCGGCATGGACATCGACACCACCAGCTTCCCCGAGCGCCGGTTCACCAAGTTCCCGCCGGAGATCCGCAGCGCGGGTGACGGCGGCCCGTCCATGATCTACGGGTACGCCGCCTGCTACGACAAGCTGTCCCGCAAGCTGGGCGGGTTCGTGGAGCAGGTGTCGCGGTCCGCGTTCAACACGTCCAAGACCGAGGGCTGGCCGGACGTGGTGTGCCGGTACAACCACAAGGACGACTGGCTGCTCGGCACGACGCACGCCCGCACCCTGCGGCTGGCCACCGACGAGACCGGGCTGGTCTACGAGGTGCAGCCCCCGAACGCCCGCGCCGACGTGCTGGAGTACGTGGCGCGGGGCGACGTCAGGCACAGCTCGTTCGCGTTCCGGGTCTACCCCGGCGGCGACGAGTGGGGCCTGTCGGAGTTCAACTACCCCATGAGGACCCTGCTCGACGTGTCCCTCGTGGACGTAGCGCCGGTCCTCGACCCGGCCTACCCGGATGCCACCAGCGGTGCCCGCGCCCTCAACGGCGCGATCGAGTCGCTGAGCAACTGGGTGCAGGGCGACCCCGAGGAAGTCCGCACCATGCTCCAGAGCGGGCGCGGCGTGGAGTTCTTCAAGCGGGTCAGCGCGGACGGCGGCAAGCCCAAGACCACGACCCCGCAGCGGGCGCGGCCACGGGCGGCGATGACCGGGGCGCAGGCCCTGCTCGCCCTCCAGAACAACATGACCGACCCCTACGCGGACGAGGGATAGTCCCTGGTCCGGAACGAAAACAGAAAACAGATCTGCTGAGGCCGTAGCTACTTTACGCGTACGGACGGAGCCAGTGCAGATGCCATCACAGGAAGGGAAACCACAATGGCATCAGAAGTCGCAAAGAGGCTCCGCGACCGGCGCATGAACGTCTGGAACGACGCCAAGGCCATCGCTGAGGCGGCGGCCGAGGAGAACCGGGCGCTCACCGACGAGGAGCAGGGCCGCTGGGACGCCTACCAGGAGGAGATGGGCAAGCTCGACGTCCGCATCCGCGCCGTTCTCGACACCGAGAAGCGGGCCAAGGAAGCGGACGACGCGTTCGACGCCCTCTCCGGCCGCAAGCCCGACCAGGGCCAGGCCCAGCGCACCGCTGGCGGGGCCAAGATGCTGGAGGAGATCCGCAAGTGGGCTCGGGGCGAGGAAGGCGCGTCCCGGCACATGGAGATCCGGCGCGACCCGGCCCTCGGCCCGGTCAACTACCGGGTCCTCACCACAGGTGCGCAGGGCACAAACGCAAGCAGTATCGTGCCCACGGACTTCTACGACATGCTCATCGCACACCTGATCGAAGTTTCAGGCGTGATGCAGTGCGGCCCGACCGTCCTCAACACCGGGGGCGGCGAAACCCTCCAGGTGCCCAAGACCACGGCGCACTCCACGGCTGCCTCGGCGGCCCAGGCCGGCTCCCTGCCGACCTCCGACCCGGCGTTCAGCATGCAGCCGCTTTCCGCGTGGAAGTACGGCGTCATGCTCCAGGTGGCCCGCGAGCTGATTGACGACACCGCCGTCGACCTGCTCGGCTACCTCGCCATGCAGGCCGGCCGCGCGCTCGGCAACGCCTTCGGCTCGGACCTGGTGCTCGGTACCGGCACCTCCCAGCCGACCGGCATCACGGTGGCGGCCACGACCGGTGTTACCGGTGCCGTGACCGGCGTCTCCGGTGCTCCCAGCTACGCCAACCTGGTGGACCTGGAGTACTCGGTCATCGCTCCCTACCGCCAGAGCCGGTCGTGCTACTGGCTCGCGGCGGACAAGACCATCGGCGGCTTCCGGAAGATCACGGACACCGTGGGCAGGCCCATCTGGGAGCCCTCGGCCGTCCTCGGATCGCCGGACCTCCTGCTCGGGAAGCCGCTGGTCGCGGACCCGTTCATGCCTGCCCAGGCCACCTCCGCGAAGTCGATCGCCTTTGGCGATTTCAGCCAGTACTTCGTCCGCCTGGTCGGCGGGGTCCGGTTCGAGCGCAGCGACGACTTCGCGTTCGGTAGCGACCTGGTTACGTTCCGTGCGATCCTGCGCGGCGACGGAACCCTGGTCGACCGTACCGGCGCGATCAAGCTGTACGTCGGCGCCGCGACCTGACCCGAAGGCATCGCCCAGGCCCGCGCCGCGCATGAGAGACGGCGCGGGCCAGGGCGCCACCGCCCGACCGCAGCTCAGCCAGGAAGGACACCGCGATGGCGGGAACACGCAAGGTAAGGATGGTCGTCGGGGTGTCCGGCTACCGTCACGACGGAGAGAAGTGGCCGGCCGTGGGCGGGGAGCTGACCGTTCCCGACTGGGAGGCCGACGACCTGATCCGGGGCGGCAACGCCGTGGCCGCCGACGAGGACCGCGAGACCCATGACGGGGAGCGGGTGCCCGCCTGGACCCCGGCCGGCACCGAGGTCAGCGCCCGGCCGGCCAGCGCCGAGGAGGTCATGACCGGTCTCCCGGCCGGCCATGAGGTCACCGCGCGTCACGACCCCCGGCCGCCGAGCCAGGTGCTCGCGGAGGACTACGACGAGGGCGAGCGCGAGCGCATCGACGCCGGCGAGACCGCCGTGGCCGATGCCGACGACAAGCCCGCCGGGGAGCGCGCCGAGGGCCGGGCCAAGGCCCGCAAGGAAGTAGCCGGCCGCCGCCACGCCGACCGGCAGCGCGCCCTGGCCTACGCCGAGGACGGCATCTCCGGCGCTCCGGGCTCCGAGGTCCCCGCCCACGAGGGCAAGGCCCCGGTCCAGCCCGAGGGCGTCCGCCCGCTGTCCCAGGTGGAGGCCGAGGACGCGGGCCGGGCCGCCGACGAGAGCGACTGGGCCGTGGCCGAGCGCGAGAGCCGGATGGCCCCCGAGGGCGACAACCAGGTGACCAGCCGCGAGAACGTGGCGGCCGGCCCCGAGGTCCGCACCGCCCACGGCGGCAGCGAGGCCGGGGACAAGGACAGCGGCCACGGCGTGGAGCACGTCATGGCCCCGGTCGCGGAGACCCCGGCACCCGGTGACCCGAAGCAGGCGTGGGTCGACTACGCCGTGGCCAGCGGGGCCGGGGCGGACGAGGCCGCCGCGATGA